AATTAAACCTTCAATAATAGGTAGTGGAAAATTCAATTTAGAAGGTCCGATAGTCATAGGTAATGTTCAGACTTTAACGAGAAGAGTACCAGAGATAGCAAGTGAATTCGGAACAATCATTTTGGATGAAATGCATCACGTATCTTCTCCTACCTTTGCAAAAATTATAGATAAATGTCGAGCAAGATATAAGATTGGCTTATCAGGAACAATAGAAAGAAAAGATGGAAAACATGTAGTATTTAGAGATTACTTTAGCCCAACAGTTTACTTTCCCCCGAAGGAAAACTACATGAAGCCACAAGTAGATAGGATATATTCAGAGATAAGATTTCTCGATGGAGGAGGTATTCCCTGGGCTAAGAAGATAAACCATTTAGCATATAATGATGAATATCAACATACGGTAGCCTTGATCGCAAGTGCCTATGCAGCAAAAGGACATAAAGTATTAGTAGTATCGGATCGTGTGGAGTTTTTAAAGAATTGTGCTAAGTTAAGTGGAGATAACGCAATAGTAATCACTGGGGCAACTCCGCATGAAGAGAGGCCTGCAATGATGGAACGCATAAATGAGGATAAAGATATATTATATGGGACACAATCAATATTTTCAGAGGGTATATCTTTAGATGCTCTTAGTTGTTTAGTTTTAGGAACCCCTGTTAATAATGAGCCTTTATTAACCCAATTAATAGGTAGAATAATAAGATTAAAAGAAGGAAAGAAAACTCCCACTATAGTAGATATAAATCTAAAAGGTAATACAGCTAGAAAACAGGCGAATAATCGTAGTGGTTATTACATAAAACAAGGTTATAAGATACAAAACATTTAAAAAAATAGTTCTTGACAGACACGGCAATTTTTGATATAATATATGATATTGTTTAATTGGAAAAAAATAATTCAGCATTCGGGAGGTGAGTCTAATAATATATTTGCTATCCTTCATTTACTGACATTTAAATCGATACCAAAAAATACTAAAGATATACTGTATAAGTATTATCAAAAAGATTTTTCAGGAGACTCATTTTTGATACATCCAGAAATGATATTTACTGAAAGAAGGAGCTATGGAAGTTTAGAGTGGCTCCACTACATTCATCTTGCGAGTTTTCGTAATTTGAGTAATTACTTAGAAACTAAAGATGCAACCCTAGACCTTTTACACTCACCAGTGAAAAAGGAAACTATAAAAAATAACAGCCTACTTAATATAGAAGATGAAAGAGTTCATTTCCTATTTGAGAAGCCACAAGGAGAAACAAAATGGCAATAAGATTTGCTGATTCAAAAGGGGCGGCCCAAAAGTCGTCAATAGTACAATATACATATAAAGAAGGAGACAACAGCGTTAGAATGGTTGGTGATATACTACCTCGTTATGTATATTGGGTTAAAGGAGAAAATGGAAAGAACATTCCAATGGAGTGTTTAGGCTTCAATCGTGATAAAGAAGCGTTTGATAATATTGAAACGGATTGGGTTCGTAAGTACAATCCTGAAATGAAGTGCGGTTGGGCTTATGCTATTCAATGCCTTCATGACGGAGAGGTTAAAGTTCTTAACTTAAAGAAAAAGTTATTGGAACAGATTATGTTAGCAGCAGAAGATTTAGGAGATCCAACAGATCCCGAAACGGGCTGGGATGTAAACTTCAAAAGAGTAAAAACTGGGCCAAATGTATTTAATGTAGAATACCAACTACAAGTTCTTCGCTGTAAAACTCGTGCTTTAGGTGAGGAAGAAAAAGCACTAGTAAAAGAACTTAAATCAATGGATGCTGTATTACCTCGTCCTACGCCTGAAGCCCAAAAAGATCTATTAGATCGTTTAGCAGGTCCAAGTGCTGAAGTTCCCGCAGAAGTAGCGTCGGAACTCAGTAAAGAAGATCTTCCGTGGTAACGCCATATCCGATACTATTTACAGCCGACTGGCATTTAAAATTGGGACAAAAAAATGTTCCAATAGAGTGGGCACGTAAACGGTATCAAACTTTCTTTAACGAAATATATAAGTTAGAGAAAGAAGTCGAGCTTCATATCATCGGAGGAGATCTGTTTGACAGACTTCCTACGATGGATGAATTAGAATTATATTTTGAATTTGTTAGTGAGGTTTCAGTCAGGACATTAATTTACGACGGAAACCATGAAGCCACTAAAAAGAATCGTACATTTTTAACTCAACTTAAAAAGGCCACAAAGGAGGTGAATTCATTAGTAAGCATAATCGATTCTATTCATAATGAAGTAAGATTTGGGGTGCTCCCTTACTGTGAACTACACGGAAAATGGCACACTAAAGATTTTAGTATAAGAAAGCCATTATTCACCCACGTTAGGGGGGCAATACCTCCACATGTTACACCTGAAGTAGATTTAAAAAGATTTGCACAAATTCCAGTAGTATATGCTGGAGACTTACATAGTCATCTAAATACACAATTAAATATTGTATATCCAGGTAGTCCTATGACTACTCAATTTCATAGAAACTTAGTAGATACAGGCTATATAATTATAGACGGTAACGTAGGAAATAGTTGGGAATGGAAAAAGTTTAAGCTTCCACAACTAATTAGAAAGACAGTTTCTAATGAAAAAGAGATGGTTCCTACAGTGTACCATCATACAATATATGAATTAGAAGGGAATATTGCAGACTTATCTTCTGTAGCAAACACAGATTTATTAGATAAAAAAATAGTAAAAAGGAAAACGGAAGCTGCTCTTATTTTAGATAAAGATATGACAATAGAAGAGGAGCTAGTAGAATATTTAAGTTATATTCTAGAATTGGAAAATAATAAAGTTAAGGATATATTAAGTACATTTCATGATTACGCTAAAGAAATTGCAGTGGGATAACTGTTTTAGTTATGGAAGTAATAATTCTATAGACCTAAATGATAGTACCTTAACACAATTAGTAGGTACTAATGGAACAGGTAAATCTTCAATTCCACTTATTATTGAAGAGGCTTTATTTAATAAAAATTCAAAAGGTATTAAAAAAGCAGATATTCAGAACAGAGCTTATAACAAAGGTTATAATATATTTCTAGACTTTTCTGTAGAAACTAAGTCTTATAGAGTAGAAGTACGTAGAAGTAGAGGTAGTATAAAAGTTAAGTTATTTTCTAATAAAGAAGATATTTCTAGTCATACTGCTACAAATACGTATAAAACTTTAGAAGGAATATTAGGGTTAGATTTTAAGACTTTTTCACAATTAGTGTACCAAAGTACAAATGCAAGTCTTCAATTTCTAACAGCTACGGATGCAAATAGAAAGAAATTTTTAGTTGATTTATTCGGGATTAATGAGTATATAAAGTATTATGAGGTGTTTAGGAATATTTCCAAAAAAATCACTGCAGAAATAAATGAACTGACTGGAACTTCTAACACTATTGTAAAATGGTTACATGATAATAAATTGAACAATACTAATCTATTATCAAAGTTAAACTTACCAGAAAATTCGAATGAAGATGAGAAGGCATTAAGTCTATTAACAGTAGACTTTGAAAATATTCGTCAAAGAAATCAAAAAATTCGAGTAAATAATACATACAAGGAACTACTTGAGAGTATTGATAATACCGATTTTATACTGATAGGGGACGAGCAGGAAGGAACACAGTCATATGACGATGTAATGGCTAACATAGGAGCTAATAAACGGATCATAAAAGATTCCGTTAAGGAGACCTCTCATTTAGAAGGTCTCGACGAGGAGTGTCCAACATGCCACCAGAAGGTAGACCCGGGAGTTATTCAAAACCTAAAGGCCCGAAGCCGAGCAAAAAGCCAAAGGGCGGAAAGCGCAGTCGTCCACGACGAAGTGGTCGTGGGAAGAATTAAACGATTAAATAATATAATAAGTAGTAAAATTAAAAAACAAAAAGAGTTTGAAGACATAGTTACTAGAGTAGACCATGGTCTACCTGAAAGAATATTAGATGGGGAAGAATTGAGCGCAAAGATAGATGAGTTAAAAAAGTCTATCGCCAAAACCAAAACTCAATTAAGGGAGATTATAGATGAAAACACCCAAAGAGAGCAACATAACACAAGAATTCAAGTCATTCTCGAACAAACCAGAGAATTTGAAAAAGAACTTGAAGGAGTTAAGAAAAGCTTACTTAAACAAGAAAAAATCTTCAATAACCTTGAAATCTTAAAAAGATCTTTTTCTACAAATGGGTTAGTTGCTTATAAACTAGAAAATTTAGTAAAAGAATTAGAAGATTTAGCTAACGAATACTTAGCAGAACTAAGTGATGGACGCTTTAACATAAATTTTGTGGTTGCAAATGATAAATTAAATGTTGATCTATCCGATAATGGAAATTCAGTGGATATTCTTGCACTTAGTAGTGGAGAGCTGGCAAGAGTAAACACAGCTACATTAGTTGCAATACGAAAATTAATGAGTAGTATCTCTAAAAGTAGAATAAATGTTCTATTTTTAGATGAAGTAATAAATGTATTAGATGAGATGGGGCGAGAAAAGTTAGTAGAAGTTTTACTTGCAGAAGAAGGACTGAATACTTACATAGTGTCCCACGGTTGGACTCATCCACTTCTAGAGAAAATAGAAGTGATTAAGGAAGCTGGCATCAGTAGATTGGAATAAAGGAGAAAAAAATGGTTGATTCCCGGGCTAAAGGCGCAGAAGGGGAAAAACAAGTACGAGAATTACTTAGAAAACATACAGGATTGGAGTTTGAAAGAGTACCTATGTCAGGGGCTTTACCCTTTATGAAAGGAGATTTATTTATACCTGACACAGCGATAAACTACTGTATTGAAGTTAAGTTTTATAAAAAATCACACTTTGATGATAAAGTTTTAACTAATAAATCTAACGAATTTATTAGTTGGTGGAGTCAAGCAGAAGCTCAAGCTAAAAAAACTAATAGAAAACCTCTCTTATTTTTTAAGTATAATCGCTCAAAGATATTTGTAGGTACGAGGGATATGCCAGAGAATACTAAACATTATATGTTTGTCGGGCATTTAAATTGTTATGTACTGGTAGCTGAACATTGG